TTAACCAGAATATCATGCTGCTCGTATCGCCCTGCTTTGCTTTCTCAAACAATGTTCCAGCAACTGCTGCGTTAGCTTCTATGCGACCTTTCTCTAGCTCTGACTTATAATACTTTGTTAGTGTGTCGTCTGATATACCGAGTACTAATGCGATGTCTTCATACCTAGTACCTACTATAGATAAATCAAAAACTTTTTTTCGGGTGTCTGCTGTTACAAGGTGTGCGGGTCTACCTACTTTACGCTTTGTTATACTTTGAGAATGATTCTCATTCGTATTTACTTCTTTATCTATGGTTATCTTTATTGAACCGCTATCAATTATATTATTATCTTGATTCATATTATTATTATTATCTTTATTCATATTGTTTTATTACTTATGTTTTATCAGTGTTTAAAATTAATTATTATTTTACTGTATTTATTTATTTACTTATGTTATTGTGTATTTAATGTTAAAACAATTTAACAGTTTATAAACTTTATAAGGATTTAAAATGAGAATGTTAAATACATATCCAGAAAAACAAATAACAGTTATTGACGCTTACTATAAAGGCGTTAACGGCTGGATTTATAGCCATACATTATTAAGCAATAAACAATGTCATCTATCAACCGATGATACTTACGAAGATTTATATCTTACAAGGGTATTAGAAGACAATCCAAAACCTTTGCAATACTTAAATGATTTTCATTCTGAAATTGAATCTAATATAAGCGAAGATATAATTCCATTAGCCCATAATTTATAAAAATAATTAATCTTGAATGGCATTTAATAAGTGCCATTTGAAATTAATTTTTAATAAACGTCTTATAAATCCTATTAATTATTAATTACTTGATAATAAAGATCTTTTTTATCTTGATTATCATTTTAATTACTGTTAAAATCATTTAACAATATTAACTTTTTAAGGGGTATAAAATGAAACTTAATCATCATAAAAAGAAAAAGAATTATCAAGATTATATTATTAATTCTATTGATTCAGATTGTTACGATATAAAAACAGAATCAGATAAAGATAAAATAAATTTTCTTATTGATGTATTCAATAAAGAATATGACTTTGAAATTGCTAGAATGGGTAAATATAAAGCATTAGCAAGTTATTTATCAGGTTTACCAAGTGTTATCAATTTACCTATTTACAATTATGATATTTTAGAATTTTCTAAAAAAATGGGTTCTGTTAATTCTGATTTATCAGAAAATCAAGAAGATAAAATAATAAGTAATTATTATAATTTTATGTCAAATATCATTTTTTCAATACATGAAAAATTAAATAAATAAGGGGTTAAAAATGTTAAATAAACAAAAATATGTAGCAATAGGGATATCAAATTTTAATGATGTAAAAGACTCATTAAAAGTATTTAATTCAGAAAATCAATCATCTGCTAGGGATTATATAATAAATCATTTTGATTGTAGTTTAATCTGGACTTTTACAGAAACTAAAAACTATCAAGGGGGTTAAAATGTTTGATAAAATATTAATGGTTTTAGTGGTTATAAGCTTTATTTACATTTATATAACAATATCAGGGGTATTATAAAATGAGAACATATAAAGAATTAATAAATATCTAAAATAACTAAAATAACTAAAATTAAAGCCCTGTAATCGTTCGTTACGGGGTTTTTTTACGTCTACTGAACCCTTACTATACAATAAAAAAAAGACTCTATACGAGCCTTAAAATAATTCTTACATATCTTTAGGGTATAAATAACCCTATAGGCTTGATTATACAGTAATAATAATTAAGAATCAATATAAAACTATGTTTCTTTTTAGTTTTAGTTTTTATCAAAGAATAAGAAAAAAGTAGAATAAAAGAAGATCAATATTAAACTTATATTCAATATTAATAAGCTTGTATTAAGTATATTTATAACTTTAGTTTTAAGTTTCATAATATTTTTAAATATAGAATTATTGGCTTTTGGTTAATCAGTCTTGATAAAATTAAATCTTCGCTTTAGGGCTACGATTTAATTAAGCTACTCAAAAACAAAAACAATGTAAACGATTTTATCAGATTTAAAGGGTTATGTAAATACATTGATAGTTAAAAACATACAATTAGTTTTAAAAGAGTGATAAGTAAAATAAATCAAAGATAGTGAAATAGTTATTGACAAGGTTATTTAACATATGCTCTAATGACATGGTAGTTAAATTTTATTAACAAGATAAAGGATAACAAAATGACAATAACTAAATTACAAAAAGAAGTTAATGATTCAAGAATGTTATGTAGGGATAGTAATGAATGGAGTATGTGTAAAGTATTTATTGAAAAAGATTTATTTAAACTAGGATATGAATTAAGTATCTATGACAAAGTTATTAAAAGGGGTAATTAATATGAATAAATACCAAGTAACATTAACACAAGAAAGAATTATAGATAAAGTAAATCATTTAATGGAATTTTCATTAATGGTAAAAGGGTATAGCGACCAACAAGTGAGGGATATGTTTTCTTGCGGGGGCTATGTATTAACAAGCGTAAGATTATTTTCTAAAAGGGGGGATTAACATGAAAGATAAAAAGTGTATGACAATTAAGTTTATCCATAGATATACGATAGAAAATGAATTTAATAAAGTAGATAGCGAAAAGGTGCATAAAAATGTAGTAGCAAAATTTGAAGTAACCTATCCTATTTATGATATGGAGTTTACTGGCAAAATAATATCAGATTTAACAGATATTGTAGACAAGATAACAGAACACGATTGTGAGTGTGATGTAGAAGTAGAAACTAATTTCAATAGGAGTTACTTATAATGTTTACATTGTTTAGCATACTAGGGTTGCTAGGGTTACTAGCATTATTAATAGAAGAGTTTTTAGGAGAGTGAAGATGAAGTATAAAGATTATAGTTACCTATCAGAAAAGAAAAAGAGACGCAATTATTTTTTGCTAGGGAATATAAGTGGTGCAATTTTATTATTAATTATTATGGAGTTATTAAATTATGTTTACTGATACACAAAGAGAAAGACTAATACAAGCAAGTGCAGTAGGTAAAGAAATTAAACATAACACTCATGCTCATGGAGAGCTATGGGAGAGATTAACAGAAGAGACTAGGTTAAGGGTATTAAGACGAATAGCAGAAGTAGATTATGAATTAGTAATGGAATCCCCTAGTGAGTTTAATCAAGAGCAAATAGAGTATATTAAGAATGAAAGAAAAAAGATATTGCGTAGAGAATTAAAAAGAGGATTGAGATTCAATTATAAAACTAAAAAATTGGAGAGTATAAATGATTTTAAAAAATAGAATGGATAAGTTTGTAGAGGTCGTATCAGATTTAAATATATCTGAATACAATCAAAAGCAATATAGAGAAATTATACAAGATATTGCTAGTGAGTTTTTTGAGCCTGAAGTAACAGAAGAGTTAGTCCATGTAATAGATATAAAAGAGCAAACAATCAAGGCTATGGATAATTTTGATTTATCTGATTTTATAAATTCTGAAGTCACGATTAAAGAAAAAAGATATTTATTAACACCTGACGCAGATTCAGCAGTGCATATACTCACCAATATGAGGGTTACATCATGAAAGAGTATGAGTATGAGGTTATTGGCTTACTGCTAAAGAAAGTAAACATTGAAACAGGAGAGAGTGTATTGAATAGGCATGGTGATACAAAGCTATATAAGCACCTAGACGATACGCTCAATAGTGATTATATGGGAATACCTGAAGAATCAACAGAGGAGATACCACAATGACGCATAAAGTTAATTTAGATATTAACACTAGAGTTTGGACATTATCTGTAAAGAATGATGTTGGTATTTATTCAAAAACAAATATTCCTGAACATATTGTAGGCAATATTATAAATGAGTATATAAAAGATATGGAGGAGAGTGAAGATGAATAATGAAAGACGAGACGAAGATTGGATTAACCCACCAGAACCTAAAGATGATTATGAACCTGATGTTGATAGCATTAATGATGATGAATGGTTAAGAAAGAAAGAAGAAATAGAAATAGAGGTTGAATTAGATATTAAAATAAATAAGGAGAAAAACAATGGAAAAAGTTTATGATATATGGATTGATTTAAATAAAGAGTTAATGATGGTAAAAGCAGAAAACTTGAAAGAAGCTTTACAAGAAGCAAAAAAAGAATTAAATAAAATAATTGATAGCATTAGTGAAAAAGACCTCAAGAAAGAAGTAGATACCGATAGTGGGATGTATTATTATGAGTTTAAAGAAAAAGATAATTCTTCTGCTTACCCAAAATATGACAGCACATCAATTACCATATATGATCCTTTAGATTATTCATATGTAGAGGGTAAAAAATATGATGATTTTTCAGGCTATGATTTGTTTAATTGGGAGAGAAAGGAATTAAAACATCTTGTAACTCATGGTCTTTGTTGGTGTTGTGATTTCATAATGCCGAAGAAAAATATAAAAGATAATATAGAAAAGATATGTAAAGAGAAAAATTTAAACCACGAGTATATTGAAGACATCCTTCCTATTTGTAATAAATGTATTGATGATGAAGCATATATGAGTGAGTACAACAGAATTAAAGAAATTGAAGAAGAATTTAGTAAGTAGAAATAGAGGTTAAATTAGATATTAAGAAAGAATTGTTTGACGAATGATTAATTGTTTGTTAAATTCTTTTACTCAAATTATATAAAGGGAATAGTGATGACATTACAAGAGGTATGTAAAGAATTAGAAGTAACACCTAATCAGTTAGCAGAGAAGTTTGAACCCAAGTTAAGCAGACAGGCAGTATTCTATTGGGGACAAAGGGGAATACCCAAGTTAAGACAATACGAGATTAAGGAGATGTTACATGATAGAGAAAGAGAGAATACTAGCGAGGTTTGAAAAGGTTTATAAGTCTGGTGATGGTGAGTATCAATGCTTATGCCCTAGCCACAACGATAAGAACGCAAGTCTAGGCTTAAAGTTTAAAGAAGATAAGATGATACTTAATTGTTTTGCAGGGTGCAGTATGGAACAGATACTGCAAGATTCAGGATTGACATGGAGTGATGTTATGCCTGATACATTAGATACAGAATTTAAACCAAAGACAAGGATAAGGTTTTCTAATCCTTATGGAGTGCTAAAGGCAACAAGAAATGATTTATTATTTGTTGCATTATGTTCTAGCAGTATTCGTAAAGGTAAGTCATTAGAAGATTCGGATAATAAGAAGTTATTTGAAATCACAGAAAGATTAAAGGGTATATACAATGACATTAAATGATGAATTAAATAAATTAATAATAGATGATAAAGATGTAGATAATTATTTTTCTACTAGAGATACAGACGAACACTTTAAGATTAAATCACCAAAGGCATACAGTGGTGAAATACTTGACTATTTTACTCAAGATGTAAATGGTGGCATACCATTACCCTTTAGCAAGTTTGAGGGTTTGTTTCGGGTAAGAGAGCATGAGGTAACAATCGTATCAGGTTACAGTGGGCATGGTAAGTCAGCATGGCTTAACTATGTGATACTCAAGATGTTAGCAGAACACAAGTGCCTGATAGGTTCTTTTGAAATGCAATGTAGGGCTACACTAGGCAGAATGTTACAACAAGATTCAGGAACACAAATGCCAACACAGTTAGGGATAGATACATTTTTAGATAAGGTAAACGATAACTTATTTTTATATGACGCAGAGGGAGAGACTTCCCCTATAAAAGTATTATCAGTGATTCAGTATGCTAAAGAAAAGCTAGGGGTAGAGGTATTTGTTATTGATTCATTAACCAAGATAGGTATTAACAGTGATGACTATAATAAGCAAAAGCAATTCTTAAATCAGCTATGCGTTTGTGCTAGGGATATTGGGGTTCATATATTCTTGGTGGCTCATAGCAGAAAGACAATGAATGAAATGGGACAACCAAGTAAGTTTGATGTTATGGGGTCAAGTGATATTACTAACCTAGCAGATAATTGTATTACAGTATTTAGGAACAAGCAGAAAGAAAAGGACATGACAGATGAGGGTGCTAATACTATGGAGATAAGTAAGCAGTATGATTGTTTTGTGCAAGTCAGTAAGCAAAGGCATGGCACAGGTTGGGAGGGGTCGGTAGGGTTATACTTTGATAATAAATCTTTTAGATATGGGGAGAGACAATTTGGAATCCAAACAAATATCCGTTAATGAATTTTTAAAGCGTATGAAAAAATCATTTAAAAATTTTGAATACAAAGCAACAAGTAAAGAGGGAAAAGTATTTAAGTCACAAGGGTTTGATGAAAAAAATAAATAGTTTGACAAACAGAATTAACAGGTATAAAGTATATTAACTTTTAAAAAGAAAGGAGAAACACAATGAGTCAATCAAGCGAAACAGCACTAGCAGTATATCAGGAACAGTTTGAGCAAGACGAACAAGCTAGAGATATGCAAGAAATGTTAGACCAACAAGCACACCAAAAAGAATTAGAGATAAAACAAGCCTATCAAAAAGGTTACATTAAAGCTCTAAACAATCCACCCGCACGAGGTAAGTTTAATTTAGATAGATTAAATGAAGCTATCCGCAGACTAAATGAATTAAACAAGGGGGTATTATGAGTAAATTTCAAGAGTTAAGAAAGATAGATGTTAGTAAATACACAGAAAAGAAAGGTAAGTTTTCATATCTTTCATGGAGTTGGGCAGTAAGTATTTTATTAGAGCATTGCGAATCAGCAGAATGGACTTATGCAGAACCACTAACATTACCTGATGGTAGCATGATGGTATTTTGCACAGTCAAAGCATTTGCAAAAGAAATGACTGCACAATTACCTGTAATAGATTTTAAGAACCAAGCTATCAAGAATCCTAATGCTATGCAATTAAATACCGCAATGCAAAGATGTTTAGCAAAAGCTATATCATTACATGGTATTGGTTTGTATATCTATCAAGGTGAAGATTTGCCAGAAGGAGATGTTCTGGAACGCATAGAGAACATTCATAAAGAGCAAGGTATCAATAAAGCTAGACAATACTTCAACGGACTAGATGAATCTGACAGAAAGTTATGCACTCCATTTATACAGAAGTTACAGGAGACTAAATAATGGAACAACGGACAGATGAATGGTTCAAAGCTCGCCTAGGTAAGGTCACTGCTAGTAAGATACATGACATTATGATTAAGACTAAAGCAGGAGAGTCTACCTATAAAACAAAGTATCGTATGCAGTTAGTGACAGAAAGATTAACAGGTAAAGTTGTACCTAT